GTTAAGCTTGCGCAAGCTGCACCTAAACCAGTGGGCAGGTAGCGCACAGCCCTACATCGAGCTGGGTAAATGGCTAAAATGCCAAGGCGGGCGGCCGAAAACGCTAGACAAATGGCGCTGTTTTTTGGGCGTAGACCTTGCTGCGGTGAACGACTTTACTGCTTACGCCGTGGTTTATTTCAATGGCGAGCGTTTTTATACGCAGCAATACTATCAAATTACCGACCACGCCATGAGTAAGCGCAAGCAGAAGTACCCGAACCTTGTGCGCAACTGGATAAAAAACGGTAGCCTAGATGTGGTTAAGGGCGAGGTAACAACCACCGACCACCGCATAGCAATGATTGAGCAGATTATGGAACAGCACCCGGTTGAGGGTATTTTCTTTGACCCGTGGAACGCAGCCGAAACGGTGGAGCGCCTGCGCAGTAAATACGGTAAACAATTTTGCTGGGAAGTGCGCCAGTCGGCGCTTATGGTAAATGAGCCTATGAAATTGCTATACCGCATGGTAACGACCAAGGGAATTACGCACGACGGCAACCCTATCACCGCATGGATGATAGCCAACACTAGCCTGCATATAGACAAAAACGATAACTGGACCTTTCAAAAAGATAAAGCCCCGGACCGTATCGACGGCACAGCGGCCTTAATTACGGCGCTAGCTGGCTATGTACACAATGCAAGTACGGGAATTTCAACTTATGAAGATATGGACCTAATTTTTGTATAACTTTGTATTTGGTATGGCATGGTATGACCGCATAACCCGTAGCGTTTCGGGTATCATTAACCCGAAGCCTTGGCTGTTAAGCCTATTCGGTGGTAGCTCGACGCTAGCGGGCGAAAACGTAAGCAGCACTAACGCCCCAAAGGTTTCCGCCGTTTACGCGTGCGTTAACCTAATCAGCTCAACGGTAGCTTCAATGCCGTGGAACTTGTACCGCGAAACGGAGCAGGGCCTTATTTACCAGCCCGGACTGCTTAACGACTTGGTAAGCCGTCGCCCAAACCAAGCGTACAATAGTTACGATTTCCGTAAGGCCTTTATGGCGCAGCTGTTGCTTCGTGGTAACGCGTACATTCTGCCCATGCGCAGCGGCAACGCGCTAGCTGGGCTGGAGTTAATCGACACGGACTTGGTAACCCTGGATACGACCAGCGGCAGCCTGGTGTACCGCGTCTACCTAAACAACGGCGTAACCATGAACCTTACGCCCGACCAAATTATTCACCTTAAATACTGGACGCTGGACGGTATTAACGGCGTTAGCCCGGTCGCTTACGCAAAGGAAATTATCGGTACGTCAATGGCAGCAACCGCACACATGGGCGGTTTCTACGGTAACGGCGGGATGCCCAAGGGTATTCTGCAGCTGCAGGGTACCATTCGCGACGCTGACCGCGTTAAGCAAATCGGCCGCCAGTTTGACGAACTGAACAAAGAACATAAGGGGCGGACCGCCGTGCTGACTGAAGGCGCGGAGTACAAGCCGGTAGCCGCGAACTTTCAAGAGTCGCAGCTTATCGAGTCGTTAAGGTTTAGTGTTGAAGAGATTTGCCGCTTGTACTTGGTCCCCCCGCACAAAATCGGCCACATGGAAGGTGCCGGATACGCCAACAGCATCGAGGCGCAGAACGCCCAATTTATTAGCGACTGCATTCGCCCGCTGGTAGAGGTAATCGAGCAGGAATTTACCAATAAGCTGCTCAACGGTAACCGCCGTTTTCAGCTTGATATGAAGGCCCTAATGCGTGGCGATATTGCCACCGAGGTACAGCGTAACGTAAGTTACTGGAACATCGGAGCAATGAGCGCTAACGAAATTCGCCGCACCGAGGGCTTGCCACCAATAGAAGGCGGCGACGAGTATAACAAGCCTATGCACATGGCTAGTAATGACCAAAACAATGGAGAAGGAAATACGGACCCAAGCGATACCGAAGACGGACAGTAATACCGTCGAGGGCTACGCGCTTAACTGGAACGAGTACGATATGGGCGCCTTTGTGGAGCGCATCGAGCCGGGCGCCTTGGGCGACCTGCGCAGCTACGACGTACACGCCTTGTATAACCACAATTACGACCAAGTGCTAGCGCGGTCAAAGTACGGCGAAGGCACCTTGGCCTTGGAGCAGGACGATAACGGCTTGAAGTTCCGTTTCGATTTGCCCGAAACCACAACCGGAAACGAGGTACGCACCTTGGTAGCCCGCGGCGACGTGGACCAAGCAAGCTGGGCCTTTACCGTAAAGAAAGAGCGCTGGGAAAACGTCCGCAGCGAAAAGCCCGTTCGCGTTATTGAGGCTATCGGCGAAATGTACGATATTAGCCTAACGCCGCGCGGAGCCAACCCAACTACGAGCGTAGCTTTACGTTCGCTAGAAGAAGCCCTAAAGGCTGAACAACCCGAACAATTAACCCAAAACCCCGAAACCGTGGAAAATCACGAACAAGAGGCCGAAACCCGCGCTAACGTAATGGTAGACGCATCGGCTGTGCAGGGCAAGCTTTCTAAATCAGAAGAGCGCAACCTTGCCAAATTCAGCCTTATTAAGGCTATCAACGAAGCCCGCAGCGGTAAGCTTACCGGCGTAGAAGCCGAGGTTAACCAAGAAGGCATGAACGAAAAGCGCAAGCTTGGAGTAGAGGCACGCGATATGCACGCTATCAACCTGCCCGAAATGCTGCTCAAGCGTACCCAAACTGTAACCGGCGGAACCGGCGGTAACTTGGGTGGCGACTTGGTATTTACGGACCCCGGCCGTTACATCGACTTTCTTTACCCTAACACTCCGCTGCTTTCGCAAGTTTCAGTAGCCGAAAACCTAGTGGGTAACGTAGATTTCCCGAAGCAAACGGCAGCCTACAACCTTAACTGGCAGACGGAAACCGGCACGGACACTGCACAAGACTTGACTTTTGACAAGGTAACCATGTCGCCCAAGCGTGCGGTTATTACTGCTTCAATGTCAAACCAGCTGCTCCGTCAAGAGTACAGCCGCGGCATCGAGCAGCGTATCATTAACCAGCTCAACCTTTCTTTTAACAAAGGCCTCGAAAACGTAATTCTTAACGGTACTGGTTCTAGCAACCAGCCCAGCGGTATCTACGTGGAGCTTGCAGCTCAAGCTTTGACTATCGGAGCTATCGACTACGCCGACCTTATCGCTTTCGAAAGCGCTTTGGCTAACGCCGACGCTTTGACCGGTAACTTGGCTTACGTTACGCACCCCGCCGTTTTGGCCAAACTGAAGCAGACCAAGCTTGACGCTGGCTCGGGCCGTTTCCTCGTTGAGGGCACGCTTTCACCAGTTCAAACTGCTAACGGTTACAACATCCTTTCGACTACCTTGTCGCCAATCTACACGACCCCGAACCCGGACGAGTACGGTATGATTTTCGGCAACTGGTCTGACGTGCAGGTAGGATTTTGGGGCGGTGCTACCCTTATGGTAGACCCATACACCAACATGAAGTCGTCAATCGTTGAGGTTTACCTCGAGCGCTTTATGGACGTAGCCGTACTGCGCAATGAGTCGTTTGCTATCGCGAAAGATATCACTATCTAAACATGGTAACGGTTAGCAGTTATACGCCAATTTCGGTAAACCTTACCGAGCTAAAGGCCTTTTGCCGCGTAGACGGGAGTGCAGATGACGCACTCCTAACTATGCTTTTCGGCGCAGCGGTCGAGGAGTTTAACAGCTACACCGGCTACCGTTTAGGTGCTACAACTGTAACAGTGGACACCGAGGGCGCGGCGCAGTACGCGCTGCCCCTTGGTCCCGTTACGGCTATTACGAGCGTAACCGCTTACGACGAAGAAGGAGTAAGTACGGTACTGGCGCTTTACGACGACTATACCTACATCAACACGACCCTAGCGCTGAACGAAACCCCGGCGCGCATGGTAATCGTGTACACCTGCGGCGACACCAACCCGCCCGCAGACGTAAAACACGCGCTGTACCAACGCGTTAAATTTGGTTACGACTACGGCGACGACTTGCCGTACAATACAAACCGCTTTTTTGACCGCCTAGCATTCCGCTACCGCCAAAACTTTAGCTAATGCTTGACCTCAGAGTCACCCTGTACCAGCCCACCACTACGGTGAACGCTTCAGGACAGGCCACCAAAGGGTGGACCAGTGCTGGCACCTATTATGCCGAGCGTGTAGTGAGCGAATCCTCAGGCACCGAATCCATGCCGTATGATCAGATGGTGAGCTCATCCATCTACCTCTGGCGTCTGCGCTACCCCAACTCGGTGAAGCCGAACTGGAAGCTCGAATACAACTCCGAGGACTACGACATCTTGAGCGTTGTGCCCGAAGGTCGGCGCCGCTTCATCATCGTGAAGGCAAGGCTCCGCGACAATGGCACGAGGTAAAACCGTCTACATCAAAAGCGAGAGCGGGAAGGTCGAGAGCTT